TTTATTCAAACATTTCTCTCTCTTCGCTAAACAAGGTAAGTCTTTGGCGCCCCCAATAGGAATTGAACCCATATCTCCGCCTCGACAGGGCAGCATCTTAACCACTAGACCATGAGGGCTTAATTTCAAACCGAGCTGCGTGCAGGAATCGAACCTGGACACCGCTATTGCCTAGAGCCCGCGCGCTTTATAAGACTACGCTCTAGGCTCAGGCTACCATAGCGCAGCTCTAATACTTAATTTTTACCGTAGCATTCTTAAGCGACAGCTGTCCATCAAGCTTAGAAAGGATTTCTTCCATCTGCTCAATTTCCTCAGCAAGAAGCCTTTCATCAATATTAACAATGACATCGACATCTCCTGCTTTAGATGCTGTATCAACAACTTGAATGCCCTTTTGAGCTGCCTGGGTTCTTGCACTTTGTACTGTTGACTGAATAGATTCCAAGAAACGCTTTCTATTTGTAGCTAGCTCACGTCTCCAGATTAACCATTCTGCTATTGTCTTTGTTTCACCACAAATAGTGATCTCAGTAATAGCATTTGCTGTGTCAATTTGACGCTTGATGTTTATTATATTGTTTTCTAAGTCTTGTATTGCTTGACGCTCTTTCTTAATCAAGATGTGCGAACCGCCGTCTTTATCATGAGGGTCCCTTATTTGGTTTTGACGCCACAAATAGCCTCTGATAAACGAACGCTTCTTTTCTATACGCTTTAAGAGAGTCTTAATCTCTTGTAATCCTTCAGTAATTGTACTCATGTTTAACCTTTCAACTTTTTATTATGTTATATAGCTATTGTATACTACTGTTCTATTTTTACAATTCTTTTTTTAAAAGCACTCAATGGAATTGGATGCCCTTCCGTCTCGTATAACACTTCACCTTTATTGTTTTTTGTACAGCTACGATATGCAGGGTAACGTCTATAAATATCCCTTAACTGTTGAAGCTTGAAGAATAATAAAAACCAATTACCATCTACCTGCATTCCATAACAAACCTCATCTGCCTCTGAATCCAAACCCCAACCATGCGTACCAGTTGTACAGTTAGAGATTGTCTCAAAGAATATAGAGGGATAAGGTTTACGTGTTGCCTTTAATGAGAGTGTTGTATTTTTAATGCCATCATCAACAATAACGTCTATGTCATGTTTTCTTTGCATGGCTTCGAGCATGCTTTTTCCACCATTATAGTGTAGGAAAACGCAGTCGCATCCTTTCTCATTGTAGTGTTTCTTTACTACACGATAGAAGCGACTTTCTAAAGCGAGATCCTCGTGAAAGTTAGCCAGTTTCATTACCCCAAACAGTCCACTTGTCGCTATATTGCTGTCGGGCAAATAGCTCCAAGTATCTCCGCTCGGGATACATCTTCTCTAACATCTCATAAACAATGTCTGGTTTCTTACTATGCTCAGTACGTTTTTCTCTTATAACAGAAGAATATCTGTTCTCTGGTGCTGGTGTTAACATTTCTCCTTTAACACCTATCAACAGGTGTTCGTGCTGGATGCGAGCCCAATAGCCCATACCCATTACCTCTTTGTCCCACACAAATTGAGTTTTATAGATAAAGCCCCAAGCACTCATGACCTTGAGTCCGCTCTCAATCAATGGTGCTGGAACCCATAAAAACAACATAGCATTCTCTGAAATAGGCAATTCCAGGCTACATATATCATCAAGATTCATGGTGGGGTAGTGGTTTTCTATTTCACGAGATTTGGTCTCACAGAATGTATATTTCCATGGTGGATCGCACAATAGAACGTCATATTTCCCCTCTGGAAGAGGATTATTTTTATACTCTTTCTCGCGCTCTTTTCTGCTTTCAATTCTGCGCTTTTCCCTGTATAAACCTTTTACCGTATTTTCTCCGCGTCTTACTTTTTCTATCTCTTCAGGCGTAGCAAGTTCCTTTATCTTCTCAACCCTGTCTATTGTTTTACGTGAAACACCACAAAGCTTTCCTACCTTTTCTTTTATGCTAGACTCAGACTCACTTTTATTACTTTCGTTGCTATCTGTACTTGGTCCCGGGACCAAATCCAAATAGAGAGCCTTGAGCCTGATAGCTAGCTCTGCTTTTTCAAGCGGTATTAAATTTCGTCGAGCTATTTGGTTTGTTATAATCCAAGTCTTTGCTTCATCCTCGTTTTTAAATGCAAGCTTTCTGGTTTCAAATGGGATATCGTGTTTTTTGCATATTTCATATCTATTATGGCCATCAATTAATATATTTTCCCACAAAGTAAGGGGGTCTCTGCATCCTTCTTTACATATTGATTCTTCTAGCAAACTATATTCTTCCTCAGAAAGAGGAGAGATCAACTTCTTGAATACTTCTCTGATTACTATCACAGAAACTCCTATCTTTTTGTGCTTTTACTCTTCTCGTAATTATATCACAAATTCAGATTTGTGAAATCTTGGATGTATTTTCCCCACTCTGGAGATCTAACTGTGCCGTTGCTATATACCCTTCCAGCATAGGTTACTTCTCTACTTTTAAATTCAACTGTTTGTTTAACTTTTCCAGTCCTAGCAATCATTTCACTTATTGGAATGTAGGCTACTTTTCCAATGTCTAATGCAACAAAGGCAAAATAATCAACGGCTGCTTCTAAGACCCTAGTTCGACTATTTTTAGCTCGTCGCGTTCCAAATCTATATATATTTTTCGCTTTTTGACACGAGATTAAACCTCGAGTTGCCTTTGCTTGTATTCTCACAAGGGCTCCATTTTTCTCGACAACAATATCGAATGGCAAACCTTGGTCGGCAAGAAAGGCATTATAACCCTGTAATATTAAATCGCAACAAACAAAATGTTCACCCGCTTTTCCTATCTGAAGTTCCCTTGATAATCCCATCTTTCTCCAATCTAATCTGTCCTATTTCTTGCCTCAAGTCATCTATTTCTTTTCTCAAATCTCTCGTGTTCTTTTGTCTGCAAGACCTCTCATTGTTAATAAGCCTCAACAAAAGCTCTTTAAACTTTCTTATTGAAAGATAGGCTAGTTTAACTAACCAACCACCAACAACAGCAACCCCCACAAACAATAAAAAGCTAAGAATCTTGAGTATCATACTTCCCACCTATCAATTTCATAACATTCGATGCCATCAAAACAATCACAATCCACACCACAATAGGGGTCATCGTACCCAATGCAATCCTTCTTGTGGCCATTTTTAATGTCTTTTAAATGCCGTTCAATGTTTCCCTTTCTATTTTGTTCTCTTTCAACCTGTCTTATTATCCGCATTGCTTCTGCGTTCTTTTTCTCTTTCTCTGTCATAAAGTTGCGTAATAGCCTCCGATATAATTCCTGTTGTAGTTGGTTCTTTCTTGTTCATTAGCCTGAGTACTCTTATATAGCGTAAATTTGATATATCAGACTCAGTTAGATATATCGTTGTTTGTTTTTTCTTTTCCATTCTCTTCCTCCTTAGCCTCTAGTTTCTTAACTGGCTCAACTTTAATAAATGTATTCTTTAAATCTGTAATATACTCGTGTGTTTTCTCAAGCTGCTGGCAATAATTATCAAACTCTTCATTGTCACCATTAAGTTCAATCATAAAGAATGACTGTCTTCTCTGTAGCAAATTAAGAAAGTTCTCTAGTAGTATAATCTTTAAATGAATGTTTATATTCGACTCATATATCTGCTTAGCTCTTTCTCTTCTGCTTTGGAACTCCTCAGACTCTCTCTTTGCGCGTGTTACAGCTTGGTGTGATGTCTTTTCGGATGCCTTAACCTTACAAGCAGGACACAAAGGAAAGCGTCCACCTCTAAACTTAGTTCCAGGTATATTCTTTTCAAATCCACACTGACAAACGCAACGATACTGTATATGTTTACCTCTGTTTGCTGTTCGCTCTGGAAGCTCTTCAACTATTTTCCATGAGCCTATAACTAAACCTAGAAGCTCCATACTAGAAACACATGTCTTGCAGCCTAAAGAGCGTCCACGATGTAGCACTGTTCCTGTTACAATATCTTTAACACCACACTTACACTTACAAACGTATTGTTGATAGCCATTCTCGTCTTTTTGGAACAGTTTTTCTACAACAGTCCATAGCGTATAAACTGTACCTGTCGGTATTGTATCTAATCTCACTTGTTTCCTTCTTTCTTCATACAATTTGCACACATGTCATAATAATCTGAAACTGCTTCGAGTGCTTTATAGTTTTCATAGGCACCAGGAAGAAGTTCTTTGTTCTTTTCGAAGTATCCTTCAAAGTTCTCAAGAACGCGCTTAAAACTCTGTATTCTGCAACCAAATGAAGCGAAATCTGTTGAGTTAAGCTTCTTTATTTCTTCTATAACATCAAAACCTTCAACATCAGACTGCTTGAATGTGAATTTCATCTCATTGTCTATGTGTCCCATGAGTGCACCAATTAGATGGTTAAGCATTATTTGGTAATCATTTAAATTTTCCATATTAAATCCCCGCCCTTAGCTTAGAAGAATCAAAGTTCTTCATGGTTACAAATAAATCTATCTCTTTAAATAAATATCTCTCTTCAAGTTTTAATATCTCATCATCACAACACAACTTCTTCTCAAGCTTCTTGAACTGCTCTATAGCACCCAAGAGTTCATTAAGCTTAAGGTCTGCACTCTTCATCTTCTCAAGCTCAACCTTACGTCTCTCAGCATTCGAATACTTAACACGTGCAACTTCAGCAATAGCTCTTTGAACTTCATGCTCAAACTCTACCTTAATACCGTGTTCACGCTTCAAAAACGCTGCCTCTGACATGATTATTTGCTCTCTAATAATATGAAGCTCATGCCTCAGTTTTTGTCTCTTAGCTCTTAAATCCTTGAGCTTGTCTATATATACCATATTGACCTCCAAATTCAGTTGTCGACAATTTGTCGACGGTTGATAATCCTCTTCTATTAATAGTATAGCACATTTAATATTATAATGTCAAGGAAATTAATTGCAATAATGTTATAAAATTAACCCCCGGGAATCTCAACCCAGGGGAAAAGGAGTTCCTGCGTAATGAGACCACAGGAATTAGTAGTAATGAAGCACGAGTATTAATAGCCGCTGCGCGGATCTCGCAAGAAATCGTGGCCTGGAGAGTGGCCATAATAAGCTTCTCTGTAATTCTTCTCTATCTGCTCTGAGGATAGTCCGTCTTTAGTTTTAGGTAAAGAAACGCACAAATAGCGCATTGCATCAGCGTAATGAGAAAATTCATTGTGTAAAGGCCTTGGTTTATAGACTTTTTTCTTAGCATCGTACTCTTGCCTGTAGTTCTCTAGTGCTTTGATAAGTGGAGCACATTGCTTTTCATCTACCCAACATTTACTTAAAGTGGACCTGACAGCTTCAATTCCGTCCTCTACCCCAATTTTATCTGCCATCTGAAAGGTAATGCCAAGCTGTCTAGCTTTCTCCCACCTAGTTAAACCTGAGCCCAGTTCTCTAACACGTATGTCGTGAGGAGCGAAATGCTTGCCATAGGTGTACGGTTTTGAGTGGATTACGCTTACATAATGCTCTAAGCCTTCTTTAGACTTCTCGTAACAGTCGATTATACGTATGGTTTGGCCACAAATTTGATAGAAGATGATGGAAGTATTGTCTCTTATCCCCAAGTCCCAGGCCGTATGTACCTTAAATTGAGGTTCCCATGGAACTACCCCTATTTGGCCGCTAACTCTCATTTTGTCTAGGTATTTGGAGTAGTACGCTCCCTCAACACCCATGTCAAAGGAGCAATAGTACTCTTGCATAATGAGGTCCTCAGACATGAGTCCTTCAGCCTTTTCTTTTTCAATTTCAGCAAGTGGTATGTGGTTTGTTTCTTCTACGCTGAGTTTATAAGCAAACCAGTCTGGTGAGTGTAGAGCTATATTATATAGTTCCCACATATGATTCTTGCCCCTAGGGGTTGAGATAAATAAAGCCCACCCGTCATTAGCCAGGAGGATAGGCCGCAGAAACTGGTAGGCTAAGGGGGATTGGAGTGCGTACTCCGAAAAAACTACACCACGAGGGTTCGTACCCACAAGGGAGTCAACATTGTCCGAACCAACTAATTGTATAATGCTGCGGTTAGCTAGCGTAATTTTCATTTCCTGGCCATTTTTGCCTTCTACCCATGCAGGAGGAATATAATCTAAAAACTTCTCTCCTGTGTTGGTTATGGCATCCCAAATAACTTTCTTTGCTTGTGAATAAGTAGGGAATACGTAGTAGTAAACACCTACTGTTCTGATAGCCATACGGATCATTAAGTTGAAGGCTGTTATATCTTTGCCAGCACGCCTTGGCATTACACAAAGGACACGACGATATTCTTTATTCTCTATCGCATCAAATATCGGTAGCTGGTACTTTCTTGGCTTGAATTTTCTTAAGTGCAGCTTGTCTTCTACGTTCACGTTCTAATCTCTCTCTTTCTCTTTGTTCTACTTCTCTTACTGTTCTCTCTACTTCCCTTCTTGCCGCCTTCCACTCTGCTGCGTCCCACTCTGGAGTTCTTTTCATTGCAAAAAGGGGTAATACCAAAAAAATTAGGAGAGCCATGTATTTCACGCTTCATTCTCCTTGTATTTGTATGGGCCCATTTCCTCATCCTGTGTGTAGCAATTGGAAATAATAGCAGCCGCACATGTTATGAGTTCGCGCAGTTGAGCCTTAGCTTTAACTCTATTACATGCTTCGTCAACCTCAGATAGACAATTAACATTCTCTTGAAGCTCTACCAAATAAGTAATGCCTCCAGCTAGCTTTAACTTTCCTCCCTGCAACAAGTGGTCCTGCAATGAAACGAGATTAATTGTTCCCTCGTTTGTATATACTTGCTTTATTCCTTCATACACTAGCCTGTTCTTTAAACATGAGAAGTCGCCCCCTTTAATTACCTTCTCAATCTTTTTATAGCAGTTATCATCTAGCATGGCCCAGCCAAGCACTGCTTCTTCAGCTGTGATGTCTACTGGTAAATCTGCGCCTAAATAATGTTGGGCGTCAAAATCAATCATTTGTTTCCTTTCTCTTTCAGTCCGTGACATTTTGTCACGACTTGAACTTTAGTTGGGTCTACGCCACCTGCTTTCATGTAAATGTCACCACCATCAACGTGTGTCTGGTTTTCACATTTACACATTTGAAAGTCATGGCGAGACTTAGATTCTAAAACAGTATTACACACCAAGCATCTAACTTTTCCCATCCTTCTTTCCTCTTAAATTGATTATCCATTCGTCGTTAAGTATTTGTGGTTCTTTATTAATCTTAACTGGCTCAATGTAAAAGTCTTCTGGAGGGTCCTCAGCCTCATACCAGTAGTGATTATTTGGACCTCGTCCGTAAACTTCTACCCAGTGGTGACCTGGCTTAGCTTTGCGTGGTGGTTTATTTTCCATTTTTCTTCTTCTTTATTCCCTTCTTCTTCTTTGCATCCTCATAGGTAGCGTGCTTAAAGAGGGTGTCTATTGCGGTTTTATTTGCCTCTATTGCTTGGTAAGCTTGGCGTCTAAGTTCTAGTCTGTCAGTAAACTCTTGGCTCTCTCTTTTTGTTAGCTTGCTGTTAAGCTCTGAAATTTCCTTTAAGAGGTTGAGATTTTCATTCCTGCAGTTTGTCTGGACGCTAGCAATATGTGAGCTCACCTTTTGAATTCTTCGCTCTGTGACATATTCTAGTTCTTTGAGTTGCTTGTTACCACTCTTGTATGTGAATATTGTTAATACCATGTCAAAAAAAACAAGTAGGCCTACACCTAGAAGCATATAGTTTGGGTTCATTTCCTTTCCCTCCACCAAGAACTGTCTTCTTCTCTAATCATGTGCTCGAGTTTTCGTAATATTTTTGGCGAAACGTCACTAGTGTCTTTGTTTTTAGTTGCCTCTGCTTCTTTCTCTATTATTTCATCAAAGTTGTCCAAAAGGCATGAAGCTACGGGATACTGCATACGTCTAGGCACCTTAAGTTCTACTGACTTCTTATTTGGTACAACATACGGCTTTGAAACTATTTTACACTTCATGTTTTCTTGTGCTCTATTGGCCATGGCTAGCTTAAGTTCTTCTATGTCTTCAAAACTCATATAGCTATGATATGCTTCTGGATACAAACTTTCACTCATTTCTTTTCCTTTACCTCGTCAGTCTCTGGCATCTTGTCGCTAATGCCCATCTCTTTGACTGCCTGTATAAGTTCCTCAACGGAACGGTTCTTGTCATCTTTATTTTTCATGTCTGCGTTTCGTTTCTCGGATTTGTCCCAACCTGGGCTATGTTGGTATAGTGTTTGCGTTAGGGTGTGGGGGTTGGTTTTTCTTAAAACTTTTTGTCTTCTTAGCCCTATAATTTCCATACATAGTTTATACTTGGCTCTTAAGTAAGCACTCTTCTCGAGCCAGCCATGAAATGTGTCGTATGTTAGTCCCTTTCGAAGGTAGAATTCGTCAAGGTGTAGTATTTCTTCGTCGCTTAGTACGAAGTCTAACATGTCGTCTCCAGTCTTCTCCATGGATGGTATTGTAGCCTTACCTAGAGCGGACATGAAGAATTCCATGTTTTCTCTGCGCCACTCAGGAATGGGTTGGTTTTCTAGCTTCTTCTTTTCTATGCTATTCTTAGAGCTTTTTTTCTTATTACTCATTTTACCCTTTTTATTCTTATTTCTGTTCTCGGTCTGTCGTCATAAACTTTCTTCATTGTAGTCTTAACGATTTGACACTCTTTCTTAAAGATTATTCCTAAAAGGGAATGTTCACAAAAGTTAAACAATGAGAATATGCTAGGCTGTATTGCATGCTCTTTTTTAATAAGCTCGTCATGTTTATGTGCAGGATAAACTGTCATGTAAAAATTTATGGTTAGTTCTATAGGGCCGTCGATAAATGGTTTTTCGTCGTGTTGGTTTCTTAGTGCTTGTTCGTAATTAAACTTTCTCTGTTTGTAGTCGTCCCATATTCTGGGTGTTTCGGTTTCCGTTACTCGAGCGAGTGGGATTGGTTCACCTTTGACTACGTATTTAAATACATTAGACATTTCAACTCCTTCTTGCTTGCTTGCTTTATACTACTACTCTATAGCAGGGACGTCGATAATAACTTTCTCTTGCTCGTATTGCTTGTCTGCAAGGAAGGTGGTGGGGGTGTTTTCTAAATAATGTTCTTTAAGACGAGGAGGGATTTGCAGTATTCCAAGAGCCTTAGCTTTTTGTGCTTCGGGAGTTCTCAGGTAGTCTTCAAATACACGGAGTTCATCTTCGAGTGGTTTTAACTCAGGTTCAACGTGTTGGTATTCAGAGTACATGCCATTCTGGTTGCTATTCTTTTGTATTTTCTTCTCAAGGGGTACAAGTTCGTTAGTTTCTAGCATTGGTTCTTCGAGACTGAACTTTGATGCCCTCAGCGCTGCCTTACGCAGCTCGAGGTTCATCGGCAGTTCATTGTCTCGTGTGAACTGAGACGCTATTTTGCAAAACCAAGAAAAGGGATTGCGTACGTTGTTGCTAGCCATGCCGAGCTGAGTATTAGCGTAGGCTATGGCTGAAGCAGGAAACTTCATGAGTTCAACAATTCCACGTTTCGATAACTTCATTCTGGTAATTTTAGCTATTTCGCCAAGGACGTTGTCTTTGACATCCATAATTCTACTCCAGTTGAAACTTTTTTTAGAACCCCCCCAACTTTTTTTAAGAGGGAGTTTGTTGTTTCTAGATATATATTTTTTTTCTTCTTTAATTGGTGGGACATATTCAGATAGCCGTGCTTTTAAATTTATAGAGAACAATAACAACACAGGAAGAAATGTAACCGCGTGGAAGAAATAACGTAAACGACGTTTGACAGCCTCTACCTTAAAGATGTTGGACAACATATAGCTACATACTTTTCTGTGCAAATAGTTCATAGCCAGAAGTCCATCATTAATGAGTTCTTTTATGATTCTTGTGACTGTTTTCTTACACACTCCAGCAAGTCTTGCAATTTTTGTTTGAGACATTACAATTACAGAATGCTGAAAACTCTTTTTCAATAGCACTTTTAATACTAATTTATATGCTACAGTTTTCTTATTGAGGAATTTGTCAATATTTTTTACTCCTTTGTCCAGGAGCCCAAAAGAGAATTTCTTTTTTATTGTATTTTTTTGTTGACTACTCTTATACCCCTTTGCTATACTTTGTATAGTTTTTAACTTTGAAATCAACATTGATGATCCTTTGGTTGATTCCATTGGTGTCGGAAACTTAAATATGTAATCTGCCTGAGCCGGCTAGTACTAAGTAAGAGCAGTGTTAATATATTTTTCAATGTTTTCCTTTTTTTGTTGTGTGAACATTCGAAGTTAAAACTAAAAATTCAAGAGCCAGTTCGAAGCTGGCTTTTGTGCTTTTTGGATTTCTAAATTATTTCCTATATTTTACCACGATTCTGAATTGCTTCCAGGAGTTTCTGGAGTATTTCTCTCTCATAAAGACGCTGATTATTGATTGGATGCCTGTAGGGCTTAAGTTTGCCACTTCTGTCCCAATAAGCTAATTGATGCTTTGGCACTCCTAAGAATTCAGATGCCTCATTTATATTCATATAGTCAGAAAACTTTTTCATTCCTATCCTCTTTGTACGTTTCTACTATTCTTGTATATTCCTGTATTTCATATATACTAGTATACAGAAACAGAATATTATGTCTACTGAAGGGAGCATATGAGCATAAAGAAACTAACCAAAGAGTTAGAAAAAGCCATAAATGAGAAGATGGACCAATTTTCCCAGTTGGGAAAAAAGGCTAAGGCCGCGCAAAAAGTACTAGACAAACACTACCTAGAGATGTCTGAAATAGTAGAGGAGCTTAAGCCTGTTGAGTTTATAGTTCGACACCAGTACCCTAAACACTGTGAGCTGTTTGCCGACCTTATAGAGTTTAAAAAAAAGAAAGAACGACAGGAATTTCTGAACAAAAATAAGAAAGGTAAAGATGTTTGACTTTCTGTTTGGTAAAGACATAGACATCAGAGACGAGGCAATTATGGAGATGTTAAGTCTCTTGATAAACCATGCCCATATAATCCTTAAGGACTGGAAAGAAGACAAGGATGGCTGGGACAGGGAAGCTGTAATGCTTGCCACAGTGCCTTTAGTTAAACTTGGAGAACTCAAAGCCCTTCAAAAGTATTTAAAAACCTCTGATGTTGATGCAGTACAAGACGTTGGAGATGTTCTCATGAGAATTTCCAAAACATTTAGAGAAGAGTTTTTAAAGAAGGAAAAAGATGAGTAATGTATTTAGTTATATAAAGAAACAACTAAAAATAGAAAATGTTATAAGAGAGAATGCGCGTAGCCTCACCGAGACAGGCGAATACTTAAAATGTAATTGTCCATTTTGCGACAAGGACGAAAATCTAAGTATGACGGTATGTGAGCCAAAGCAAATATTCTACTGCTTTAAATGTCATATTGGAGGAGATGTTATAACATTTATAGCTAATCTATTTGGAATGACCCAACTAGAAGCTGCTGCGTTTTTAGAAGAGAAGTATGAAATAAATATACCAGGAGAACTTCTCCGCTCTATAAAAGAAAGTAAAGACGAAGAAGCACTCTATTTTGAAAAGATGTTTAGAAAGAACGCAAAAAGAATTATGGGGCTCCTAAACGAAGAAGGTAAGCAAAGGTATGCCGAATATATGGAGCAACATATAAAAGACATGCGTGAAGTATATAGTCATTACAGCGCAGATGTATTTAAAAAATATTTAGGAGACTCAGATGGACAATAAAGAACTGATTTCTATATTGGAGGCTATAGCAAAACTTTCAGGACAGGTAGCAAAACTCACAGAGAAAAGTGAGAAGCCACCAAAAACGGTCGCTAAGAAACGTTCTGATGAAATACATGAACTTGCCACCGCGTTAGCAAAAGCTCAGGGAGAAATAAAAATTGCAGGCAAGAAGAGTGAGAACCCATTCTATAAGAGTGCTTACTCTGATTTGGCAGAAGTAATCAATGCTTCACGCCCACACCTCACAAAAAATGGATTGTCAGTAGTGCATCAAATTAATCAAGATGAAGATGGAGCAAACTTCTTACATACAACCCTGCTCCACACATCAGGTCAATGGCTAGAAAGTAAAGTTAGAATTGTTCCTTCAAAGGGTGACATACAGTCATTTGGTGCTGCGGTTACCTACCTCAAGCGTTACTCTTATGCGGCTTTGGTGGGTGTGGTTTCAGCAGATGAAGATGATGATGGTGAATCTGAGATGGAAGTAACCAGGCAAGAATATAAAAAGGGAACAAAACCTAACTACAATTACAACAGAAAAAAAGAGTCGTTTGATACTATAACAAAAGAACAGCTAGAAGAGCTTAGGTACGAGCTCTCTGACCACCCAGAACTGGCGGAAGAAATTATGGATAAGCTTAAAATACAGCATTTAAGTGACTTGCCTAAGTCGAAGTTCCTTATTACAGTAAAACGTATTAGGGAAATAGTCCAAGCAAGAGAAGGTAAGTAAACCTAAGGAGTCTTTATGAAGATGATTACTCGATATAATTGCCCTACAAAATACGACAAGTGTGAAGCTGGGGTAATATGTAAGACACTCAAAGACATAGACATACCTACTTGGGACACACATGACACAGAACCACCACTGCCGAACTCAGAGTGTTTTGACCTTTATATTCAAGTTGGTCGTAATAAAGAAAACCCTAAATGGTTGCCTATAGGAGATTTTTTTAGAAAAGTATTTGGAGAAGCAATATATGATGCAGCTCTAACTGAGGAATTTATGAAGTTATATAAAGATGACGACTACAATTCTTTCTTAGCTCTCTCGAAGATTCTTAAAAAGAAGATTCGTTAAAAACACTGCTGCTTGCAATCCCTTACTGATAAGGTTAGGGATTCTCCCGCGTCGCGGTTAGACGGCGCGGGGTTTTGTTTAATTTATGTTAGACCATTTCTTCTAAACTGTCCAATTTGTCTTCTAAATCAGCGATACGCTTAGACATTTTCTGCATTTCATTGAGTAGAATAGCAGGAAGCTCATGGTACTTTACAGTTTCTATTTCACCGTCATTACTTCGAGCAACTAAACGTGGGAAAATTTTTTCCACTTCTTCCGCAATAAGTCCAAACTGTTGTAGTCCTGGGTGCTTTTTATACTCAAAAGTAACAGGCCGAAGTTTCATAACAGCTGAACTAGCGTCGTTCATGTCTTCAATGTTTTGTTTATGTTTTTTTGAAGATGACGCTGTTCCAAGCTGGTAAGAAGAGTCAATTAATACAGTTATTGCATCTGCAACACCCGTTGTAATTCCTCTAATTCCAGCTATAAAACATCTGTTTTGCTCGGCATTGGAAGAACCATGTATACCAAGACGCATTGTGTTGCTTTCCGCTGTAACACCGGCATTCATTAATACAATATTACTGCTTTCTGACGATGTATATGATGATCCTGCTCCCCCAGCTGTTCCGGCAGTTCTGTCACTACCTATTACAATATTGTTGCTACCTGATCTTAAATGTGGCAATGCATCATCGCCTATAGCAACATTTGAGTTTCCAGTATTTATTCTTCCTCCTGCCTCATCGCCTATGGAAACGTTCGATGAGCCAGTTGTTAATCCATTGAGCGCCTTAAATCCTATTCCAGTATTAAAATCTACGGTAGAAGTATGCGAGGTGTTCCCAGCGCCTTCCCCTAAGAATGTGCTACCTCCAATTGGTGCTCCCGATGGACTATAATTATGCATAAACCTTGTACCGCCTACACCGCCAGCGCCACCAAGGTAAATCATTCCCGTTGTTCCAGCACTATTCGTATCCGGCCAATGAATTGTTTCGTTAAGGTTAACAACTGTTGGAGCCGTCAGGTTTATATTTTCCCCAGCAGAAACAAATCCACCACCAATAGCTTCAAGATTGATAGAACCTGCGCCATTGGTTATTGCTATGGATGCTCCTGCAGACGTAAGATTGGACCAAATAGGGTTATTTCCTGTGACCCCTGTCAGCAGCTCTCCATCATTTCCAGAACTTCCAGAAAATACACCTGAACCATCTGCCTGTATAACTCCTTGCGAAAATACCGGAGTTTTTACTGTAACCGTGTTACCACTTCCTTCAGTGTCAATATTTAAACCACCCAATACATTTAAAACTGTTGCAGCTGGTGTTGCTGTTCCTGAGTCAGTAACATAACTTGATGCTACTGTTCCATCAACGTCAATAGTTACAGTGTTTCCAGCACCTGAGGTGGTCGCATTGGTTCCACCAAGAATTTCTAATATTCCCCCCGATGGTATAGCAGGTGCACCATCTGTGTCATATTGGTCTGCAATAGTGTCAGCATCTACATTTACAGTAATAGTATTTAATGTTCCAACTGTTTCTATATTTGTTCCACCCAGTATGTTAATTTCATCTGAAACATTCGGAATAGCGTTAATTCCTGTGTCAGGAACAAGTGCCTCAAGAATGTTTCCATATTGAAACTTCTGCCACGTTGCTATATGTCCATCTTTTTTTATAAGAATCCATACAGTTCCGTTTACACCTGTTGACCTGTCTAGCCAAATTGTGCCTACATTATAGTTGGCATAGTCATTAACTGTTGGTGTTCTTTCTGCTGAAAAAAATAGTAATGGAGCAATGGGCTCTACCCCCACATAGGCTAACGGATTAATACCGCTAAGCCTTGTATCTTTCCTGTTAGCCATAAACTTTCCCTTTTTTTAAAGCCCTAATTCTTCATCTCGAGCACTTCTGTCTTTATAATCTGGTTGTTCAAATACGAGCGCAGCAAAAGCATCCTTATTTGTTGGTATAGATTCGACGCCAGCCTTCTCTAATCTTGGTTCCCATTCTTTTTTTAGGCGAGCAAAGCATCGCTCATATTTATGATTAATCACGTGAAACATTCTTCGCTTAACATCTTCATCTAGAATATCTGCTTTAATATCATTTCTTAGAACTTTCTTTTGAATCTCTGTTAACTCAAAAAGATCTTTTCCGTCAACTTGTACTTTCATTATTATTCCTTCTATTAGCAAACCAAATAAACATTTAACTTGGTTCTTGTTGAGCTGCCAACAATATCTATAACTTTTGTTCCCCCAGAAATAGTTAATTCGAATGTTAAGGTGTCACTTGCATCCATATCGGCAAAACAATTTCCCTTAATACATAGCGGCTCACTAGCTGTATTTCTTGCTATAACATATGAATCAACTTGATTTAATAAATATGTCCTGTTGCTAGTAACAATTTCTAATACAGCATTATTGTGGTTTGAATTTTGATCTTGCGGCTGCATAGACCCTATTACCATATAGCGTCCGGTCACTGGTGCTGTAAATGTATATGTTCCGGTATCAAAATCATTATTTTGATCATATATCTCACTATCTAGTTGGCATGTCCATGTAGTGCCGTCGCCTGTTTTATTGCTGTCGGTTCCATCTAACGTTACTAAAACTGCTGGTTGTAATGGCAGTGTGCATTCACCAGCATCTGTCATGATAAACGTATCGTTTGTTCCTAAAGCAGAACCTTGTGATATACGAAATGAATCATCTGTGTCATCAACGCCTATACGAAATTCTCCTGTTGTATTTATATCAAATTGGATAAAGCTATCTCCACTTGCACCAGGATCTATTGTGAGTTCCGCTGATTCATTATTTATCGCATTTATTTTTGCCATATTTTTCCTATACTGCTAAAAAGCCTTGTAGGCTTGTCGATATTGGAGATACACCGCCTATAAGATCTACAACTTTTGAGCCGTTATCCACAATAAACGTCATTATCGCCGTGTCAGAAGCGTCCATGTCTGCTACGCAGTTCACTGTGAAAATCTTAGTTCCGCCACCCGAAGCAACGTATGGATCAAAGTGTTCTTCTAAATAGTTTCGATTGCTGGTTTTTATATAAGCAATGCCTGCAGTGTGACTAGATGTAATTCCTGAAGCTTCAACAGTGCCAGTCAAAAAATAGCGACCTGTTACTGGGGCTGTAAATGTGTCCGCTGAAAAATCACCATTCTGATCAAATATTTCTGAATCTAGGTCGCATGTATAGTCAGTTCCTGCCCCAGTGACATTGCTATCTGTGGTGCTGTTATACGCGCTAAATGCTGATTGCAAAGGCATTGTGCGCTCACCAGCTGCCGTCATAATAAATGTGTCTGTTGTTCCTAAAGCAGAACCTTGAGCGATTTTAAATGCATCAGAGGCATCGTCATCAACACCTATTCTGAATTCTCCAGTTCCGTTAATATTGAACTGGATGAAGCTATCCCCAGACGCGCCTGGATCTATTGTTAATTCTCCAGACTTATTATTTATTGCATTTATCTTTGCCATATTTTCCCTAAACTGCTAAATAGCCAGCAAATCGAGTTACTGTATTTCCACCGCCCTCTATGTCTATTGTCTTTGTGCTTCCAGAAATTGTTATAGACACATATGCAGTATCAGATGCATCCATATCTGCAACTATTAATCCTTGTTGTCCCCAGCCAGCTAAAAGTCCACCTGTAGCATCGCAATTACCTGGATCACAATTGTTTGTAAAATAGGTTCTGTTGCTAGTAATTATGCTGTTCTCATCATTTGTAAAAGATGAGCCTAGATCGTGAACCTTAATACTATACATAAGAACATAGCGTCCTGTGACTGGAGCTGTAAAAACTCCTGTGCCAGTATTGTAATCACTGTTTTGATCAAATATCTCTGTGTCACATATCAAGGAATATGCCGTCCCGTCACCCGTCTCGTTATCGCTAGAAGTCCCGAGATACGCACTAAATGCGGATTGCAGAGGCATCGTGCATTCTCCAGCAGCCGTCATCTCGAAGGTATCATTAGAACCTAAAGCTGAACCTTGAGAGATTTTAAATTTGTCAGAGTCGTCATCGTCTACGCCAATTCGAAACTCACCTGTTCCATTAATAGAAAACTGAACAAATGAATCGCCTGAGGCACCTGGGTCTATTGTAAGCTCTTGCGACTGATTATTTATCGCGTTTATTTTTGCCATCCTTCTCCTTTGTGTCAGGACTTAGGTCAACATCAAAACCTGTCTTTTCTTTAATGATTCGTTCGGCAGTTTCCTCAACTATATTGTCTGTTTTTTTAAATATAAAACGAGAGGCAACACCAACAACTACTGCTGCACCAACCACAAGAATTCCAACTAATTTAATCATACCTTCTCCTACACTATGGTTATATTTCCCTTAGAACTAATAACTGTCCATGTTGTATTTGCTACCGTACAAAGAACTTCAACTGCGTCATAATCATCTGAAGATTGTAAAGAACCACCCGTACCAACAGTAGTTGATGTGTCTTCATCCCAAATAATACTTTCTGATGCATTTTGAGCTAGTTTCCAGCCTCCTGCTCCTTTGCCACAAATTCTAACAACAGAGCCTAGCGCCGCTGTGTCAGGGAGAGTAACAGTAACGAGAGAAGCGTTATTTGTAATGTAACCATTATCAACCGAAGCAGCCTGAGATGTACCGGTAACCTCATTCCAAGTAAGCCCACCGCCACCGCCAGAAGCATTAATTGTAACAGTCGAACCGGCTCCCGAGGTTGTAACATTGGTTCCTCCTGCAAAAGTAAGTACACCAGACGATGGTGTTGCTGTTCCAGAATCAGTTGCCGCTGAGTCACATACAGCTGAGCCAACAGCCACAGTAACCGTTGAGCCAGCTCCAGAGGTGTCTATGTTATCGCCGCCCGCAATAGTTAACACGCCCGCAGCCGGAGTAGCCGTTCCAGAGTCAGTTGCTGCTGAATCACACACGGCAGACCCGACAGCCACCGTAACGGTTGATCCTGCTCCAGAAGTGTCTATATTATCGCCACCTGCAATAGTCAAAACTCCTGCTGCTGGGGTGGCTGTTCCAGAGTCAGTTGCTGCACTGTCAGTAACCGCATCAAAGTCTATATTTCTATCATCTATGGTCCATGTTCTGGTGGTAGAAGTTGTTATTCCAGACGCTTGAAATGCTAATTTTTTAGTATTATCGCCATCATCTATAATCCTAAATGTGTCGTCCGTAAATTCTGGGCCGCCAGCGGAAGAAGTAATAGTTACCGTTGAGCCAGAAGCAGATGTTGTAATATTTGTTCCACCTGCAATGGTAAATGCTCCTGCTGCTGGGGTAGCTGTTCCAGAGTCAGTAGGTATAGATGTTGCAACTGCGTCAAAGTCTATGTCTCTATCATCTACTGTCCATGTTCTAACCGTTGATGTAGTAACACCCGAGCATTCAAACGCAACTTTTTTCGTGTTATCACCATTGTCATAAACTCTAAACACATTATCTGCAAACTCAGGGCCACCTGCACCTGCTGCGTTAATTGTTACTGTAGAGCCTGCCGCTGATGTAGTAACGTTTGTTCCTCCAGCTATGGTAAGTACGCCAGCCGCCGGTGTAGCGGTTCCAGCATCACCAGCTGCCGAATCGCAAACTGCTGAACTTACCGCTATAGTAACGGTTGAACCAGCCCCAGACGTATCTATATTGTCACCTCCTGCCACAGTCAATGCACCCGCTGCCGGGGTAGCTGTTCCAGAATCCGTTGGAAACGAACCAGCTATTGAACCAGCAGTCTCAAGATTTAAAGTTCCTGCACCTGGAGTAAACGTAATAGTAGAGCCTGAAGATGTAAGAGAGGCTACCGCAGGATCGGTCCCGGTAGAGCCAATTATAAGCTCTCCATTGGTCATTTCCGTTGGAGGAACCCAAACTTTCGCAGTACCACCAGCAGCCACAGTCCTAGTACCTATAATTTCATTAGCGACTAAACGAAGCTCCGATGCTGCACCATTAACATTATATGCAACATTATTATCAATAAGAGACACATTAAGGTCTATAGTTCCACTTAATATGGCTATACCTGTACCACTTCCAGCGCCAGTGTCTAATATATGGTCAACACGTCCAACTATCGTTCCTGCATTTGCTCGCCCTACAGCTAAACCTGTTCCTGTTATATAAATATCTCCGCCTTGAATATGTATATGTGACAAAGCAGAAGAAAGGTCACCAATACCTGCTCCATCTTCAACATATAATTGCTTGAAGGCTATATTTATAAAGCCTGCCGTTGCCAGGACACCAATTCCGTTTCCAGAGCAGGTAATATTATTAATTTTTGCATTACAGTAGCTTGTTCCAGCTGATTTGGTTAATCCAACAGTTCCTGTCGCAACAATTAAGAAACCTATATCAATACAGGTATCGTCAGCAGCAACAATTGTTCCAGATATTGTTATGTTTGGCGCGTTCAAATCAACATATTGTGGCAATGTAATATTTTCTGTGTATGTTCCATCATCAAAGGCAACAATAGCTATTCTATTTGCAGCCCCTGGAACCAATGCAGTTGCGGCGGTAATTGCTGAACCAATAGTTAATTTTGCTTTTTCAATAGTAAGGCCGTCGTTCGCATCATTACCGTGTTTGCCAAAGTAAATAATTTGATCTTGATCTAATCCAACAGAAGAAAGATCTAAAGAGTTTGCTCCTGTCGTGAAACTTATTGTTCCATCTGTTGATGTAAGTGAAGCAAAATCCGGCGCGCCTGCTGTTGCGCCTATTAGAAGCTCTCCGTCTGTTCCGGGTCCGGCCCAACTCATAGCTGCGCCAGTTCCAGCTCCATATGGAACCGCATTTGCTGTTAAAACTCCTAGCTTTGCCTCTAGACTGGCGGGTGTAACTGCTAAAGTTGCAGAAGCTCCTGCGATGGTTTCAGCATTTGTAGCCAACTCAACAACACCTTTTTGCGCTGTGGTTGCATCATCTACAGTAATTGTTAAAGTCCATGCTGCTGGATTACCAGTAACTGTAATCGCTCCAGATCCAACTATATCTATATTAGAAACGCCGTCAGGACTGACAGCGCCCCCAACGTTTCCTGTCAATGTGCCAACAGCTCCTATTGATGCTGCATTTATAAATTTACCCATTTGTGACATAATATCTCCTAATCGTTATAACCATAGAAGACTGACACATAGACTGAGCCACTGGTTGGGGTTACTATTTCTTTTACATAAATCCTTGTACCTTCTGCAATATAAAGACCATGTTCTCTATTCTTGTTGGATGATACGTCTAGAAGAATATAACCGTCGCGAGCCAATGGAATATGATCATTCACTCCATCCCAAGAAAACATTAGTGAGGTATCTGTTAAATTTTGAATTACCAGTATTCTAACTGGATTATCAAAAGCAGTTCCAACACCCATGTAAGCTGCGCCAATTGAACCAAAGGCTAAGCTCCGTACGGTTTCTGGAACTAAACGTATCGATTGTGCCATTCTATTCCTTTTTTATTAATAGTATCCAGACAAATAGACAAGACCCGAGCCACCAGCTAACCCTGATACATACATTACAGTGCCCTGCCTTACTCTTACACCATAATCATTGGGTAGATTTCCAGATAATAAGTTTAATTCATATGTATCGCCAGACCTTAAAAAGTCGTGGTTTGTTGTGCCATCAAAACTGATAGTGACATCTCTATCACTATCATTCACCATTCGTATTTTAAAACATGAATTTGGCAATCCGGCACTATTAATTGCCTGTAAGTTTCCAGTAAAGGTTGCTGAGTCTATGGAGGAGATTGCAATTTGATTTAAATAATTCATTAATCCCCCTTATTGAGGTTTGCTTCTTATTCTTCTTCTTTTTTTTCTTCTTTTTTGGCTTTTTCTACTTCGGCCATAATTTCATCTCGCTTTGATTTATCTACTGCTTCTTTTGCCATCGTAGAGATTTCTTGAAGGAAATCAAAGGCTGAATCGTAAGCCTCACCAAAAGGAGAGCCCACTGGCATGATGAATTCATATAAGTTGTCGCCTTTTTTTACTTCAAGCCTTACCATCGCTTTTCTTGTCATATTGACCCTTTTTTGGAAGTTAATAATATTGTCACGTAATAGAATATAATTTCTAAGGACGGCCCACAATACAATAGGCCGTCCCTCTCAATATTTACCGTTAAGCAGCTATTATCCAGAATGTAATGAGAACATCGCCATTAAGAGCCGCTGCTCCATTGTTTGTAAGTGTTACTGTAAATGAACCAGCTGCCGGAGTTACACGAGTTATAGTCATTTGAGCATCGTTCGCACCCAAGTTGGCTGCGCTAACGAGTATTGCAGACCCAACTGTGGCTACACTATTTGTAATGGTAAACACCTGCGAAGCTGCACTTGCTGTTGTTTGACCTGTAAAGGTTGCAACACCAACGTTGGCATTAATTGTTAGGCCTACGCCAGCAACCGTAGCTGTAGCTGGAACCATATCAACTATACCAGCTGCCTCTATAGAAATACCCCCTGTTCCAGACTGTACAGTGGTTGAGGAGGTGGTGTTGGTCGAACCTAAAGTCAAATCACGAGCTGCTGCACCTGTACAAATATTAACAGGTTGAGCATCGCCATCATTACCAATATTAATAGCGCCTGCACTCGAGTTAAGTTCAAGGACACCGTCTGCATCCAACAACATCGTGTCGTCAGAATCAAGTGTAATATCACCTGTTCCCGTTGTAGCAACGTTAAAGCCACCGGTTCCAGTATTGACGTCAACTTGAGTCGCGCCAGTCACGTTTCCTAAAGTTAGGGTGTGAGCAACCGCATTTGCCCCTATGTCTACAGCACCGGTTCCAGCATTAAGCGTGAAACTTGTGGTTCCAGTACCATTACCAATAACTATATCTCTTTGAGCTGCGCCCGTTCCTATGTTTATTCCAAAAGCATCAGCGTCGTTACCAATGCCAATAATGCCAGCACTAGAATTAAGTTCCAGTACCCCATCGGCGTCAAGGAGAAGAGTATCATCTGAATCAATCGTAATATCACCAGCACCGGTTGAAGCCAGAGCGATGCCAGCTGTTCCTGAATTTAATACAACTTGAGATGCGCCAGAAACGTTTCCTATCGTGATAACTCGGGCTGCGGCGCCTGTGCCCACGTTTATATTTTGTGCTACTGCATCATTACCAATGCCTATAATTCCACCAGAAGAATTAATTTCTACAACACCTACCCCATCGATGGTTACAGCGTCTGTAGATGTCATTGTTAGGTCACCGGTTCCAGATTGAACTGTGGTCGAGCTGGTTGTGTTTGTTCCCCCAATTACTGTAGCGTGTGCTGTGGCAGAAGCACCAAAGCTTGCAGTTCCAGTTCCTACATCAACTGTAACAGAGCTCGCACCAGTCGCGTTTCCTATCGTGATTGCTTTCGCTGCGGCATCTGCGCCAAGATTTATAGCTCCCGTTCCAGTCTGAAGTGTGAATGCTCCGTTTGCACCATCTACAGCACATCCTCCTGAGCCAAAGTCTATATCGATTCCTCCAGCTGCGTTAGATGCGTCTATATTAATTGCATCAGCAGAAGCTAATCCTGAATCAAGGGTAATTCCCCCAACATCAGAAATAAGACCAATCGAAGCAACGCCTGTTCCTTGGTCAGCATGAAGCCTTATAGTTTCTGAAGTTCCGCCGTCTGCATGTAAGTAAATTACGTCCGCTGTGTTATCATCTGCGGTAATTGTGCAAGTTCCAGCAGACATGGTTAGAGTATCGCCCACTGTTATGGAACCAGCAACGGAAGGACTTGCATCCAAGTTAACTGTTACAGAGTTTCCTGCACCCGCTGTATTTATATTTGTTCCACCCGCAATATTAGTAGCACCAAGCAATGGATTTGCTGTACCAGAATCCGTTGGGAAAGAACTCGTTGTAGCACCAGAAACTTCCATATTAATAGTGTTTGAGCCGTTAGTTATAACCAGAGTACCGCCAGTAGACGTTATATTCGCCCAATCTGGATCGGATGCTGTTGATCCAATCAGGACCTGTCCATCGGTTCCCCCTGTTCCTTCTGCGGTCATAATTTGCCACGAAGACACATTTGCTGCAACTGCAACAAGAATATATCCATTCTCTGTAGTTTGATCAATCCAGATAGAACCTATTTGTGCCCTGTCTGATGCCGTTGGAGCTCTTTGAGCTACGATTGGCTCTGGTGGCAAATCAAATGTTGTATCACCAATACCGTAAACTCTATTTCTAAACTGTCTATCGACTGCCATTTTCTACTCCTTATAAGGATTAAAAAAATATTATCAATCAAAGTTAATAGTTTCTAACAGTAGAAATATATAAAAAACTTTACTTTTGTACGTACAAATGGTGACATATAAAAAACATAGGAGACGAATATGCCTAGAAAAGGACGAAAACGGCTGACAATTGATTTGCCAACCGTTCTATTTAATCAGGTAAAGTTAATGGCTCAACGACGAAATATAACAATGACTAGATACGTGATCAAATTAATATTTGAAGCAATGCAAAGAGAAAGAGATTTAGAAGGCTAACCAAAAAGAAGGGTTTCTGGCTTCTTTGGTCCACGCTTCTTACGTTTCTTTTTACCTCTTTCTACTATTTGACGTACAAACTTTGTAGGAATTGCTTCTTCAAACTTACGAATTAATTTTTCTTCTTTAGGCTTAACTCGCTTTTCTATTTCTCTTTCTAGCTTATCAAGCTTTATTTTTCCAAGACCGCCATATTCTTTAATAACAGCATCAGCAGCGTCTTTTCTAAGCTTATTTATTTTGTTCAGTCTAAGCTTTTGGTTTATAATTCGCCTTCTTCCTTCTCTGGACATCATTTCATTAGGAACACTCTTTAAGTACATTTCTATTTCGCTTTGTGTAATTCTAGATGTTCCAAGTATTTCTTTAACGTTCTTCATAAAGGAAGTAGCAAGTTTCTGCATTTCTTGTGTATCACCAGTTAATGCACGTGTTAAATCGAGAGCTGCATGAAACTTAAAAGGGAACCTGACATGTACACCTTTTTTAAGTTTGTTAACTATAGCAATACGTGTTGGATGGCTTAAATCTCCGAGCTCAGAAATGGTTAAAATTCTTTTAAGAGTATCAGATTCTGCTTCAGTTGCCTCTGTCATTTCTCTTATTTTTTTATAATAAGGGACTGTTTCTTTCTTTATTTTCTTTTCTTTTTGGAGCTCTTTCTTTTGTTCAGTAAGCTTTCTTGCTCTTTCTTCCCTAGCCTGAGCCCTTGTTTGTTTTGCTTCTTGTAAAACAGATTGTCGAGCCTTCAAAAGCTCCTGCGAGAGCTTTTTTGTCTCTTTCATGTAGCGTTCTCTTGTTTGCTTGGTTGGCTTTTCATCCTTGCCCATACCTAGTTTTTTCTCAACAGCTGCTTGAATATCCTTCTTCATTTGTGTGACTTTTTTTGTCAGGAGGTTTTTTGATAGTCTTTTAAGCTCTTCTGGATCTTGGATGCCAGTTCTTTGAGAAATCTTGTCTGCCATCTTTTCCTCAGCATACTCCCTATCTTCCTCAATAGCTCTAACCTTAAATCGTTTTTTTTCTGCCTCTTTAAACTCTTTTTCGATTGCATCATTTCTTTCTTTAAGTTCTTTTTTATCAAGCATTTCAAACTTCTTCTGCATGACAAATTTCGCCATTTTATCCCTGTTCTCTTGTTTATCCATGGCAGGCAAATATTTAATAGCATCTGTAAAACGCTCAAGGTCTTGTGGAGTCTTAATACTTTTGCTTAAACCTGACAAGGATAGACGATTGGCATCTGACTGGCGTTGTATTTCTTTATCAACTCCAACTCCTTTTTGGCGAGCTTCTTTATCAGACATTTCACGAAGCTCTTCTCGTCTCCTTGTTATATATTCTGCAGGCGATTCTTTTGCAACTTCTGGCTCTTCCTTCTTAAATGTAGCAATGCGTTCTAGTCTTTCTGGATTAATTGCTTGGAATGGAACATCCTGGGTTGCATCACTAACTCCATCTACAAACAGTTTGCTAAGCATGGCCTTTCTATCTTTAATCATTTCATCTACGCGTTGCTCTATGTCTTCAGGAATAACATCATCGTTGTCTTCTATGATTTTATCCATTGCGTTTTTCTTTAAGACGTTGCCATAGTTCATTATCATGTTGTTTTGTGCAACACGCATTCTTCCTTCGGGGGACTGCATAAGATTGGGGATTGTAGACATATACATATTAACTTCTGTGTTTGTAATATTAGATGTTCCAATGGTGTCTTTAATATTTCTCATGAAATCAATACTTAAGCTTCTCAATTCTAGTGGGTCAACATCTACAAGACCACTTAAGTCTACCCCTATTGCATCTCCAACAGATTCAGCAAGAGTGGCTTTTGCAGCAGACAAATCGTTTCCACTCTCTGTAAGCTTCATAATTCTTTTTAAACGAGCATTATCACTATTAGAACCACGAGCCATCTTTGTTGTCTTCTTATAAAAAGGCATGAGATCTTTTTCTATCTCTTCTTTTTTTGCCTCAGCTAGCTCTCTCTCAGCCTCCCTTAATTTTCTTTCTTTTTCCTTTTCTTTGGCATCAAATTGTTGGTTGTCTACTTTTGGTTGTAGTGCTATTTTTTCAAGTTTCTCTCTTTTTTTAATATTGGTTTCGTTTGGAAGTTTATCTATAAGTCTATCGGCATCTTCTGGTGTCTTTACCTTTTTATAGGCTTCTTTAATAGAGGGAACTTCTTTTTGTTTTCTCTCTTGCTCTTTTCGTTCTTCTTCTACTTTTTGGGCAATTCTCTCGAACACTTCTTTTTTGTGTTCAGCGAGTCGTTCTTTATAGTCGGCAAGTTCTTTTTTGTGCTCTTCCATTTCTTTTTCATAGTCATAGAGTTCTCTTTCTTTTTCTTCAAACTCTTCTTCTGTAGGAATGGGAATAAGCTCTTTCTTTTCTTCTTCGGTTAATACATCTGGCTGATCAAGTGTACCTGCTTTTCGCTCTTCTTCTTCTTTTGCAGCTTCTTCTGCTTTTCTTGCAGCTTTTTCTTCTTCTTTTTGTCGTTTTCTCTCTCTATGTTCTTCTAATAAGCGCTCAGCCTCTTCTTCTTTTCGCTTTGTTTCTTCTTCTTCTTGAGCTATTTGGTCGAGTTGGGATTGGTACCCATAAAAATCAGCCATCATTACACCTCAATATCCAAATTTATCCGCTAGCTTCATAGCTTTTTTGGGATTATTTTTTGTATTTTTCAAGAAATACCTTACCGCTTTTTCACTAAGACGTAGCCCAAGAATTGCCTCTAGCGCTTCAGGGTCTTCAAACCCTGAGTTTTGTATTACTTCCATAATTTGGTCTTGTTCAACTTCACCACTAGCGGAAGCTTCCATGATCGCTTCCCTTAATTTTAGTGCGTCATTAACGCCAGGTTTCACAGCTCTAGGAGCTCTTTTTGGAGCTTTCACCTTAGGTTTCTTTACCACTTTGGTTGGGGTGGCAGGTTTTTTGGTAGGGGGAGTTGGTTTTTCATCTCTAAAGCCTAACTCTGCTTTTGCTTTACCTCTGTAGCCTAGTCCTGTGCCAATTTCTGGCAATAGTTTTGGTCCAGCCATATTATTCTCCTATTGAGCAAAACTTCCCCATGCATGTTGCGTTACCTGTGGTTGGCCATACATTTGAGGGGGCTTAAATCCTAACATTCCAAGCAATTGTTGGGTTCTGAGTTGTTGTTGCTTTTGTTGTAGTCCAGCTCTTTGTAAACCAAATTGTCCCATTTGTTGTTGTTGCTGAAGTTGAAGTCCAGCTCTTTGGAGCCCTAACTTTGCCTTTTCTCCAGCCATTCTTCCAACACCAAGCATTCCCTCAAGGCCAAGTCTTCCTCTTTGCATTTCAAGGCCACCTAGACCGAGATCTCTTTGCATTTGCATTTGAGCGTCTCGCTGTGATATTCCAGCCTTTCCTAGCTCTTGCTCAAGGCCAAGCTTACCTCTTTGCATTCCAAGTGCTCCACGTTGTAAGCCATACTGGGCTTGTTTCATTTCCCATTCTGGAAGCATTTTAGCTTTAAGTGCTGCAAGTGAACCTTCAAGCCCAGCTCCTGCTGCTCCAACTGTTCTAGCAAAAGCACCTGTTCCCCTAGCACCAGCACCCATCGTAGTAAATCTCTCAGCAATTGTTGGCAATGTTTGTTGTTGAAAGCCCGCTCTTGCCTGAGCCTCTATTGGAGCAAAATCCATTGACGAAAACTTTGGCATCTCTGGCATTCCAGGTAATGCCTGCTCTTTAAACTGTGTTCGCCTAATATCTCTTACCTTGGGAGCTCCAGGCATTACGCCTCTTACATCTGCCATTGATGGTTGCCAACCCATTTGAACTGAAGGAATATCTACTCCTGCAGGCATGTCAGGAAGATCAATCCTTCCAGGACCTCTCGCCAAACCGCGTAATCCGTGCCTATACGCACCTTCCATTTGCTTCATTACAGCGGGAGAATACCTGGGAGCTTTGGTTGTGGTTCTTATATATCCACCGTCTGCCATTTTCTTACCCTTCTATTATTAATTGATTCGTCGTTCTATTATATTATAGTTAACCGAACTAAAGAAAGGAAAAGTATGGCAGACAATTCGAAGTATGGGTCATTTGTACCAACAACCAATATATATGATTTAGAAAATATTAATGATAAAGAACTAAAGCCGGAAGATATTAAAACTCTCCTGGTGAGACTCAGGCAGACAATCAACACCATATCTTTATCAAACAATATAAAAGATTCTGGTTATTATGTTCTAGAAGAATTTGTAAATGGACAACAGTTCTTTAAAGATCCAGCCTTGAATTCCACCACAGAAAAAGCTGCTGCTCATAGACAAGTCTATCGTAAAGTAATTAACTTTGGGGCTCTCCCAAACGATTCTACTAAAAGTGTGGCTCATGGTCTCACAATAGATAATACATGGACATTCACAAGAATATATGGAACAGCCAGCGATCCTGTTGCAAAGTCTTATATTGGAATTCCATTTTCAGTTAGTGGGTCTGGCGGAGCAATAGGAACAGGTACCGGTACCGGTACGGGAACATTGAATCTTTCTACCATAAAGTGGTCAGATACAACTGCTCCAATATCCACAACAGTAAACACTACAGTAACTATAGCTGCCGGAACCTCAGATTTCATAGGAATAGAGGTGGATGCTACAAATGTAGACATTACAACAGGAAGCGACAGGACAGCCTTTACCACATGCTATGTCGTCTTGGAGTATATAAAAGAGTAAAAACCCTTTACTTTAGGCGTTTTTCTGGTATAATTATAGGTGTGCCAAGATTTTGGCAGAGCTATTAATTCTAACCAAACGGAGGTTTTATGAAACGTATTCTATTACTATTACTTTGTGCTGCGTCTATGTATGGAGGCAGAAAAAGAGACAGACAAGAAGATAAGCCGACAGTTACCCCTGAAAAACAAACAATAATGCGGCTAATTACCCCTAAAAAACGTACATGTAAACGAGATAGGCTCCTAGAAAAGGTGAAATTGGCCAACCCCGGACAAAATGCAAGGCTCCTTTTAAGAAGCCCTATGCATTTAAGAACATTTTTCCCTGGTTCAGGAGTTTACACAGTACGTTAAAACGTATGTGTTTTCATAGCATATATTACCATTCCATGCAGCTCGAAATAACTTAGAGCAATGTCAGGATCGGTCATCATTGTGTCATCTAGATAGAGACGCATCTGAGTATTTTCACCCTCAGTTTGAAAGTAAATAGTATGCCAAAACCTATCCTGCGTTGCCTCTAATGGGCTAGACGCATAAGCTGTTGTTAACAGCACATTTGTCCCAAGGATTGCACCGCTAGTAGTCCCATCGTCAACCATTGAGCGAGTAGAAGAAGATGGAGAAGAATCAACCAAAATTTGTCCATTAGTGGTCTTCGTTACGTAAAAATCTACCTGAGCAAGGTATGTTCTATCTCCAACGGAGGTATAGAAATTATATTCCTTAGTGAGAATATCCACTTGGCTTACAAGAGTACATGTTCCTTGTCCTGCGTATGTTCCAGTTACTGCTGGTGGATTAACAAGGGTAAAACTATCATCATTAACTTTTGTAATTTGGTAAATATTATCATTAAGCTCAGTAAAACCTCCGGCGCAATTCTCTATAAGAACATATGCCCCAGTATTTAGGTTGTGGTCAATTGCTGTCACTGTTACAACACCAGCTGCTTCTGCTAAATCTGTAATTTGTAGAGCTGCTGCATTTCTATTGGTTCCCGTGTCGACTTTAAAGGTAAAGCCTTCTTGGTTCCCAGCTATTATTTGTTCATGAACAGAAGTACTATAACCAAAAGCAGTTATAGTGTCATCGTTAAGAGCCCATGAATTGTTTGCATAATTATAAACCAAGACCCTACTTGGGAAAACGTCGACATGATCTTTGTTGGGTATGGACCAATATACAAGTTCATTTTTATAATCCCTTATTCCCTGAACTCTAAACACACTATCAGTTGTGTCGTGAAAATCAAATACAGCATCAGGAATCTTGCTGTCTATTCTCTCCACGTTAACACCATTACAAGCATGTACTCCAGTGTTTCCTATAGCTAACATTGCTTTGTCAAAAGGAACAATAGAGAACGTAGACTCAGCTCCGAGTTCAATATTAATTTGTTGCCACACAAAAGGTAAAACTTGGTTCCCAGTATAAACGAGCTCCCAAGTGCTTCTCTCAAAGAAAACTATTAACCTATCTCTAAAAATGAGCGCACTAACTATAGCTTGTTTTATTGGAGCATCTATATGATCTCCCTTACCTGCTATATCTTCTCGCCATGCGTCACTTTGTAATGGGCTACCATTTTGACAAAATCGACATCTGTTTTCAAAGGCCTGAGTGCCTCCAGCTATTACGGTTTCAATGGTATTTAAAAATAAAAGCCTATCCTTAAAGGGAATAATTAACCTGCAAGATTCTATTGTTTCACCTGATAAATATTCGGGAGCTATGGTTGTCCACGTTGAGTTATCCCAATACCTAATACCATCAGCTTCATTAAAGTTGGTTGCAAATAAAAGCTCGTCATATGAGTTTGCTCCACGGTAGTTTGCCGCCCAGAAGAACTGTGTATCACTTCCCGTCCATACCGAAGTCCCAACTCTATCCCAGGCATTAGATTCAAATTTATAAGCAAACTGTGTATCAAATGCATATAGAAACTCTTCGTTTAAGTTAGATGTTTCATAGTTTGTGAAGCCCATGACAGGCTCACCAGGATAGAAATATACGTCTGTTGTAGCGGCTGCCCCAGCAAAAACATATGCCCCGGTTGTTGTATTGTATGTATGTGTAGTAACAGAACCAGAGTCAAGCATTACGGCTGGTGTTCCAAGAGCATTTACAGTAAACACAACTGCACCAATAGAAAACATTTGTCCAACTTTAAAGGTTGCTCCAGGTGCTGTGCCAGATAAATTCCCTGCTCCATCTGTTGTTCCTAGTTTTATTCTCAATCTGGAACTCAATGGTTGTTGCGCAGAAGGTAGCGTTGTATCCATAGCGGTTGCACCAAAGCGCTTTCTCACTCTTCCCCTAAAGGTATACGCATTATTAATCTCTTCAAATGCTTCATCAGGTATCAACCAAGGTTTCAAGTCTGAACGGACACCTTCATTCAGTGGAGCTATTAAAAATTTATCGTAAGCCATATTATACTCCCAAACCGATAACAATCCAGTCAAACGTCATTGCCTTTGCGCCAGTTGTGGTTCTTGGACTTCCATAATAGCTAAGTGTTGTTGTTGTTATATTTTTCAATCTAATAGCATCATCTGAATCACCACTTGCAGAGTCTCTTGGTGTTAATGCCGCTCTATATACTTCTGTAAATGCCGGGTATGCAGAACCAGTTGTAAAGTTAATAGACTGATCTCCCCCTGCAGTGTTTACAGAGCCCCACTTTATAAGTATTCCAGAGGGAAGGAATGTCCACCCATTTCCACTATTATATATTCCTGAAAACTCATTTGATGCTGTCGCTGGAATTTGAACACCATTACTTTCTCTTCTTATATATAACTCAGAGCCCTGAGCTGTTAATGCTGGATTTATGCAATATAAAGCTATTTCATTCGTTGTTGTTGAAGGGGTAGAAACCTCTCGCATTTGTATTGCATTATGCTTACCTTCGTGAGTTGCAACACCAATGCCTACATGGTTAACATCCCATGCAGTATCAATCGCTGCAAAATTGCCCCGTATAGCTGTTGAACCAACAGAGTTAAACACCAAATCGCCATTCGCTGGCTTAGTTGGATCCCATGCCATTATATATTCCTCCAACCAAAGCCTTTGAAGTCTTGGTCAAGTTGTTGAGTGTATATTGTTGACGTTCTTTCTTTGGTTTGTTGTACAATAGCTCTCCTTAAAACGAGAGCTTCTTGTTTTTTAAACTCAGGCATAAGCAAAGCGGTGCTCTCAAGGTCAGACCTATCTTCAAACACTTTCTTTGCAGCGCCATAAGCTATATATTGCCACCATTGTTCCAAATCAGGGGAGTTCCCAGCTGCCAGTAGTTCTGTAGGCCTAATATAAACCTGCAGCTCTACTCTATATGGCTTATCTGGAACTGGTCTCATTATAATTTCATTCTTAAAGTAAAGAATTGTGTCAGGTTGAGCCGCACGGTATGGAACTGTCTGACTTTCTATTGCTGTTCCTGCAGCCGGAGCAACACCAAAATTAAGAGTATAAGCGCCAGTGAGATAATTAATGGTTCCATTACCATCTCCAGTTAAATTACCTGCTCCATCGTCATGCAGCTCTAAACCATCGTTGGTAGCATCTATAGAGCTGAACATGACATGGTTTTTCAATACAGGAATTGCAGAAAGTGTGCCATTAAAGGCAACAGTAACTCCGTCTCCCGTAGTCCCTATTGAAGAAATTTGATTCTGTTTTGGGTACATATTATAAAACTGTTCTTGAGATTGCGAGAAAACGACAGGCCTTCCCGCCACATATACTGGCTTATCTGTGTTTATATATACGTCTGGATCAACTACGCCAGTTCCATATGTGTCTACATCTGGTTCCGTATAGAAAACAAAATTATCCCTTAAAGTGTGAAGTTTAAGGTGTTCTGGGAAGTCATACTGTATAAACGTGTTTACATATTCGTCTATATCAGCATTTGATAACTGGGTTGTTGAAGGGCTTCTTGTGAGTCTTCTTACCTTCGTTCTAACCGCAGCTAATGTAGAGTCTGCCATGTCTATTCTCCAATCTAATTTTTAAAATATCATAAAACGTTCTGCGTAGCGCCTCCTAGGTTGGCACTAACTTCACCTACAGGTAAAACTTGAGCAGAGGCATTTACATACCATGGAATTGGAGCCGGAATTGCAAATGGGTTAAACCCGGTTGTATCTATGTCTATAGTGAATGTCTTAGCTCCAGTTACATTTATTTTTCCTTTTAAGTTATGAGCTCGTCTCATACCATATGCGTCTGGAACTGTAAGTCTCACTATATCCCCGTCTTCATAATTATGGTCTGTAGTTGTTGTAACCTGAGCAGGATTTGCATTAGTAATAGCATCTATATGCTTAGCAGAGCGCTCAAATGATGGGTTGGGGTTAACATAAAACCTTGGCATTAACACTCCTATACATGTTCCACGGTTATTATTTCATCTGCTTTATTTGGGAGATCATCAATATCCATAAACTCCAAACTTTGGAAGCTAAACCTGTTTACCTTTTGTCCAACTTTTACGTGAGGTTTTCCGTCTTCACCTTGCATATGAGCATGTACTGGATATGAACCATTCTTATTTAAATGACGAGCAACACCCAAAGGAATCGAATAAACTTGTCCATCGACAAGGTCATATCTTTCTACTTTGTCCCCTTTATATTTCTTAAAGTTAAAGCTCATTGAACCGCCAGGCACTTCATGGAAATGAAATATACCTTTCACTAATTCACGCTCTTTGTCTCTTTGGTATGTAAGACTTTTTGGGTTTTTTCTTTTTCTGTCTGTTGTTACTGTAGTTGCTGTTGCCATTTGCTTATCCATATTTTTCCTTTTGTTATAGGGTTTTGTAGTTGGAGTAGATTGGAGTCCAATGGAATCCAACCCACTCCAATACCAATTAAGAAGAAAGTTATTCGTTATCCACACTGAATGCTTTACCGGCTTGCCAGTAAATTACATCACTTGTGTCTCCAGCAGGACTATCTGTTCCAGCTGCAAGTATCATACCGATATAACCTTGGTTCTCTGTAGCATCGTCAAGCAAGTTCTCATACCCTTCTGAAGCTGCCATACCAACAGGTAGCATCATTGCAGGTGTGAATGGAACTGCTGCGTTTGCAGGGAATGCAAATGCAGTGAATGCACTAGAATCAATATCAACAGTAACTGTGTTATTTGCTGTACTGATTGCAGTGATTGTTCCGGTCAAGTTGTCCATTTGTGTCATGCCATATGCAGCAGGCACTTGGAAACGAACTTCTTGCCCTACTGTATAACCGTGAGTAACAGTTAATGTTACAACTGCGCTAGCAGCTTGGGTTATAGCAGAAATAAACCTGTGACGAGGATAGAATTGAGGTTCGATGTTAACAGGATAGAAAGAACCTGTTGTTCCAGCCAATGCAAGCTGTGACATATAAGCAAGGGTGAAGCTAGTGTTAGCAACCACACTTCCAATGGTGAAATCAATTCCACCAACTTGTTGTGCGCTTGTTACATTAACCATTCTTACAATGTCACCATTTTGCAATGTGCTTGTCGATGTAGCAGATACTACAGGAGTAGCTGCTGTCGATATAGCGGTAACTGTGCTATTAATAGCACCTAGTGGATTTGCAGATGTGTCTACTAGTGTAAACCCACCACTTGCAAGAGTAACAGGAGACATGGATTCATCAGCTGCTAACTTTTGGTACTCAATACCTGTGTCAGCTGCCATTCCACGCATCCATAGAAACTCTACACCTGTGCCAGCACCACCAGCAGCAGTTGTTGTCCAGTTATATACACGCATCCAGTCTACATCTGATCGCAATTGAATTGTTTTGGGAAGTGCGTCAGAAGTAAATCTGCCTTGTTGGATAATTGTTCCGTTAGCCATAATTAACTCCTTGTAGCACGTAGGTTAATAACCCAAAGATCATTAGTAATCCTTGGAACTTCTGCAAACTTATACCCAACCGACGCGTTCAATGCCAATGGTCCACCTGCAATGTGAGGAGGTAGATACACAAAGCTAGCACTGTACTGATCTTGCTCTATACACGCATATGCTTCCATTCCTACGCAGAAGATATTGTGAACATCTGCTCCGAGGTTAGAAGATGTAGGTGTAATAGAACCAATAGAAGACACTAAGAAACGAAGGTTTCCAATGGAACCCCACTCAGTTCTTAAAGCATTCATTGGTGATGGATATTGGTTTTTATGAATGAACCCTGCGGTTGCATCCAAGTTTCCTGTAAGTTGTGTTGAACACAATGCAAAATAAGCATCTCTTACAGGAGCGGTTCCGAATTTGTCTTCACCTTCCATGTTATCGAGCACTGTATATGCATCGTTATTAAGGAGAGTTCTCACAACTTCATCAACGTCTGTACGTGTTATTTCAGTCGGATTATCGCCGTTCACCCCGCCTGTGCAGTTAATGAAACCGGCTGTAGCAGCCAACATATCACGTGTTAGTTGATCTTCAGTTTGACGAAGAGAAACGCCGAGACGCTTCGTTATTTCGTTGAGAACTGGATCCTGGTTTTGTAATGTTACTTGTTCGTTTAACATTACGTATGTTCCGTAGAAACTTACCTTTGCATCAATGTCCACTGCAGTAGCTTGCTGTGCAGGAGGGTTTACACCTGTGTTTCCTAGAGGAACCATAGCCGTATCAAGAGCATTATATCTCCTCATACGAAGTGTATTACCACCCTTTGCAGGCATACTTTTCTTCATTGCAGGTATTTTGTGGATCATTGATGGAACCGGTACAGACAAAAGCTTATAACTAAAACTTTGTTGTACTGGCGAAGGTAAAGTAGATGTGGTTGTAATAGGCATGATTATCCCTTTACTTAAAGTTTATAAGATTTCCAATCACCAGAACGGTGACAAACTTTAAGCTGGCGAGGCTCTATACGCCCGGGTTCGCGACACCCATACGCGGTGAGCTGGCGAGACTCGATACGCCTACGAATATGTTAACAGAAAAAATTATTGGGAGAAAAGAAAAATGGCCCAGCAGTTAACCAGGCCTTACACGAAACGTAAATTATTATAATCTCTTGGTTGCCTCTTGCAAGTCTTTCCAATACTTCTTTTTTAATTCATCAGTGAGAGGAGCATTGGCAAAAGCATTAGCCTTAGATAAAGGACTATCTCCTTGTTGTGGCGAAACACTTGTTAGTGGACGAGGTTTATTAGCATTATGTTCAGCCTTTTCCCTATCGCCAGCATACTTATCTTCTTTATATATTCCCTGTCGTTTAATTGCTTTATATGCAGCAGCGTATTGACTATAAGGGTCAGGATTGTATTGGATAGAAGCCATAAGGTCAGGGTCAGCCTGTTTAAGTCTTTCTAGGTTGTCATCCGATATAACTTTTTCCCAGTCTGGAAAGTTGGCTTTGAGTCGCGCTTCAGCAGTCATTTGGTATGACTTCTTCTCGCTCTCAGCCAATTTCTTTTCTAGCCTCTTTTGATTGGCCAATATAGCCTTGACTGTTTTTACTTCAACAAGGTCATCGTCATCACCAAGGTTAATTTCATGTGCAGGCTCTTCTACTGGCTGTTGTTTTTGTTGTTCTTGTTGTTGTCTTTGAGCTTCAATGTTTCTGATGATTTGCATTGCTTCGTCATTTTTTCGTTGGAGCTCTTCATTTTTCTTTCGCATTTCAACGAAGTTTCTATCTTCAGTATTCTGTTGACGAGGCGCTTCATTTGCTTGATTAACTTGCGGTGTCTCGCTATGTCCTGATTCAACATTATCAGAAACTTGTCCGGCTTCTGGTTGCACTTGCACATTTTCTGTTGTTTCTTCTGTCATATTTTTCCTTTATTTGATGGTTTTAACTTCATCTGCCGTTAAAATAACGTTCTCTTTCTCACCGTTCAATCTTTTTGCCATGTCTAGGAGTGTTCCGTCATTAAAATCTAATACAAAGTTTAATAACTCACGCTGTTCCTTGTCTATTGTAAGCGCATTATCTGTCATATATTGGCAAGTATCTTTGGATGGAACTACCCACAAGAACTCTAAGTGGTCACCGCCTCTATGGTACTTATAGACGGCCTGATCCCACTCTGGGGTTGGGCAGGTATATCGATGAAAGAAATAATTGCGAAGTACGTTATCTAAGACCCTCTCTTTCTTGGTCAAAACAACAATAAAGAAGTCACCAAGCTTTTCATTTTTACCTTCTTCTAAGCATTCATGGATATTAGCATCATAATTCTCAAGCTGTTCACGCATTTGTTCGGTTGGGGAGTGGGTATTATTTATCTCGTCTTTTTTAAGATCTGTAGCTATTTTGCCAACGGTCTCACGTTCTGCCATTGTTCTCCTTTCAAGTCTAGATATTCTGCTTGCACCTCAATATACTATTTATAGAGATGTCATGAAACCCATAAATGAGAGGAGGGCATCATGAATAAACACTTCTTAACTGTTATGTTGTTATCTTCAGTCATGTTTTCCCAAGCTCAAGCAATGCGCTCAAGAACAAGAACCCAGGTCAAAAAAGAACGTATTGCAAGGCGAGTACAAAAATACCATTCGCAGAGAGAAGAGATGCGAGAGCGACTTAGACGTCAACGGGATGAAAGGGATGCAACAAGGTGTTGTGCGAACGTGAATGCCAGGGACGTAGTGACCGTTCTAAAGGGGGTAGTCACCCTCGGAATAACAATAGCTAAATTCATTATAGAAGTAGCGCATTAAAAAAGGGGAGCCACTAAGCTCCCCCTCACAACTTGGAGAGATATGAAAAAAGAAATAATTTTTTATTGGTAGCCCCAAGGGGAATTGAACCCACTGTTACTGCCTTGAAAAGGCAGTGTCCTAACCACTAGACGATGGGGCCATAAAAAAAGACGAGGGAAAGACGGAGATCTTTCCACTCGCCCCTGTTTAACCTAACTACCTAACACGTGACGTTAATTCCTGGTTGAGCCGTCTATCTATATTACGTTCTGTTTTAGTTTTACTTTTCCGTATATTAGGGGGAGTACCAAGTATCTTATAAGCTAAGTTTGTGGCTTTCCCTTTGATTCGCGTCATGATAGGCATATTATCTCCTAATATTTTTCAGAATTAGGGCCTTTCTTGCCCTTTAGGTCGTCTCTCATTTGACGATCTATTCCTGAAATACCATCGTTAAGACCTTCAGGACCATTTATTGGTGCTTTAGGCCACTGGCTATAAACAACACCTTGAGGCATGTTGGCGATTCCACCACCACCAAGCATCTTAGCATCTCTTTCTTCCATCGCACGCCTTTGATCTGATCCGGCGTAACTTTCATAATATTTAGGCATATTATCTCCTTGGAAACCATTCCACACAAAGTGAAACAAGGTTAACTAACCTCTAACCAAAAGAGGTCTTAAGCTTTTTCGCTTCTAAATACTCTCTTAAGCCAGCCTGTTGTTTTCTTCCAGACACTTTTAATTAATGGCTTAACGTATTCATCAATTTCTTTCTTAAATATCTTACATACAATACCTGTACCAATAGCACCTACAGCTAAACCAACTTTGCCTTTATGGCAACTTAGTTTGTTGCATGTGCTGTGGTAATGCGAGCTCATCCAGCCACGTTTAACCGGAGCTGCTTCTTGCATTGCCAACGCTGATGATGCTGTAAGTAGTGATAATCCTATAATTAAGCGTTTCATAATAAACCCTTTAGTTATGTGTTTATAAAAATCCTCTAGGCCCCGCTTGACCAGGCTTAACAGGAATCTTACTAAGTTTTGACTGTTCCGGCAACGCTCCCGCAGACATGTTGACCTGGCCGGTATCTTTACCCAGCTTACCCATGTGTTGTCTGGTTTTTTGTTCAGTCTCACTCTTAATTCCAGCAGGTCCTTTGGTTAATTCTTTTTGTTGTTGGACCATCTGGGATATTGCAACAAGCTTCTGCATGGAGTCTAAATCCATACCCTCTAATTCTTTTAATGCTTTTATTAGAGAGAGGTACCCGGCGTACTTATCTTTCTCTGCTTCAAACATATTGCCAATTGCCATCGCTTCGTTTTCAGCAACTCTACTTGCTCTTTCTAGGCCAAGGCCTCTATCTGCAATTGCTCTAGCCTGTGCAAGCTCTGCACGTGCAGCTTGTTCTTGCATTGTAGCTTGTCTCTCTTCTTCTTCAGCTTGTTGTTGAGCTTGGTTTTGAGCTTCAATTGCCTGCATAAGGTCTTTCTTATTCTGCATAGTAGATGCTTCAAGAAGGACTGAGTCAGGAACTGTAACTCCAACCTCTTTCATGTTGAGAAGCTGAGCGAACTGCATTTGTTTCTGGGTTGTTGTATTGAGCCCCTCTTCAACTGCCGCGTCATAGGTTCCAAATGCCTTATTATAGAACTGAGGAGCAGGTTCTTCTTCTATAATTCTTTTTACTTTTCCAGGAGTAAAGTTTGACTGAACAATATCAATCATTAGTTTACCCAGTAACTTTTGAGACATGTCGAGTCTATCAAACAATATTTGAAGGGTTGTTAGGCCAGCGCCTTGGCGAAGCATGGAGAGTATACCTGCCTTATCGTCGACAGCTGAGCCCAACAATTCTTCATTAACACCCGATATCTCTTGAACTTCTTGAGCTAATATTTTTGAAAGTTCAATCATCGAGGGTGGTATTGCTGGGGGAACTATTTGCTCGACGTCCGTCATTAGAGCTTCTGTTTTAAGAGCAAGCCCTCGACCCTGACCACTTAAGAAGACGTCTTTAGGGTCGACTAAAGCGTTCTCTTTATATTTCCACCCAGAATTTATTTGACTCTCTAATATATCGAGCTCTATAATTTTTCTTCTGTTATATAGGTATTGCGCGTCCCTAAGGCCCCTAACAACGCCTTGAACACGCCATGGGAAGTAAGGGATTTGAGGAGTATAATATGCAAACACAGGGACAAAAGGATACTGATCAATCCCAATGGGGTTCGGACCATTGTAAAACACCTTGCCTTGTACTAAAATTGCCACTTTAACAGTAGGAACTTCATGCTCCGTAACTGTAATTTGTGGGTATAGTTTAAGAAATTCTTTTAATGAATCTTTATCTTCACTCTTCCATTCTTGTGTCTCTCCAGTTTGGCTATCAATAAGAATTTTCTGTGTTCTGTAGTCCCTGTAATAGTATTCGTCATAGGTTAAAAGACTTTGCATGCCATAATTATAATTCTCTGGCATAAACTCAAACTTATTGTCTCTTGTACTTTGCCCGCTAAGTCCCATTATTTCGTTCTTATGGTCTGGCAGGAGAGAAGTTGCTTCTTTCTTGGTCAAAAAGGAACGTTTCCATAGCCCATTACAATCCGAAAGGTCATGTTTTCTGAAAAATGGATCTATAAGGAAACTGTTATAGCTACAATTGTCCACTCGGACATTACCTGATACGGGGTCTGAACGGTAGTCTACCCATACTTGAAGTAGGTTCATGCCTGTAACTAAGGCGCCTTGGAATGAATCAGAGATGGTTTCAAGAACACCTTCTTGCCTGTTGATATGCATCATAATTTTTGTGAACTGGTCAGCAGTTAGCTCATCAGAGTTATCTACGCCAGTTACTATAGTGGATTTCCTGTTACGTCGCTGGTGTCCACTTATCATGTTTATGACACGTCTTATTCTATTGAAGTTGAATTGGTTTCTTCTATTGGAAGGCATGCTCGTATAGAGCTCATTCCAAATTGTTTGATCACCTGCTTCAAATCTGGTATCTGTATCAGCCTCGGCCCAAAAAGACTGGTTAACGGAAATAGACTCAGAATAAAAGGCTTCCATGCGCTCTTTGATGCCTCTATCTTCTTCACTATAATATTCAGGGCCAATTTGGGGGAACAAAGCCATACTATTACCCTTTAATTTTAAATAGTTAACTATCAGGTAATAGTTTAGAATTTTGAAGTATTGAACACAATACTAATTGAGTAGTAAGTCGGTTACCTTGAATTGCAGCCACCCGGGCAGGGAACATATATGTTTGTACATGCTACAAGCATCTCTGCTAGTATCACCCTAAATGGTGGATTTACATCAACTTTACACTTTAATTTTTCAACTTTAATAACTTTAAACTTTAATGTTTGAACTTTAAACTTTTAAGCTTGTTGCTTCCAATAAGCAATGGCTTAACAGGCCATTAATGATACAGGAATCGAACCTGTGACTTCAAGCGTTTAAGGCTTGCGCTCTACCCAACTGAGCTAATCATTTATTCAAACATTTCTCTCTCTTCGCTAAACAAGGTAAGTCTTTGGCGCCCCCAATAGGAATTGAACCCATATCTCCGCCTCGACAGGGCAGCATCTTAACCACTAGACCATGAGGGCTTAA